GAGTCGAAGCCTTGAAACCGCAAGGGTATTTTAATTTATAAAAAAAATGAAAAAGCACAATGGTTACAGATCTTGGAATGAATGGAATGTAAGTTTATGGATTAACAATGATGAGGCGTTATATAGACATGCTTTAGATCTTGTTGAAAATTTTACTTTAAATCAGGCAACAAAAATATTTATGCATCATCATTGGATAACTCCAGATGGTGCAGATTATAATCGCATTTGTGTTTACAATACCCTAAAAGAAATAAAAAATGGATAAGCTGCAATGGTTTAAGTTTACAATTAGTGACTGGGTAATGGGTAAGATCATGCGATGCCCAGAGGTTACTCAAGCAAGGTTTATCTGGTTATGCTGCCAGTATTGGAATAAAGAATGTGTAATGAATTATGATGATGCTGAATTAGAGATTGAAAAAGAGCATTTAACTATTTTATTGCAGAAGAGAATTATTTTATTAGATGGTGATCATATAAAAATTAAGTTTTTAGATAGCCAACTGATTGATATTTTAGAAGTTAGTAAAGGCAGAAGCATAGCTGCTAAAGCTAAATGGGATAAATTCTATGATAAAAAGACCGATGCAAATGCTATGCAAGTCTATGCAAATGCAGAGCAAATGGATGCAAGCGCATTGCAAAACTCTGCAAGTGCTATGCAAAACGATGCAGATAAGATAAGAGTAGATAAGAAAAGAATATATATACCTTCTCTCTCTGAGGTTGAGTTGTATTTTAAAGATAATGGCTATACTAAAGAATCAGCCATAAAGGCTTTTCATTATTACGAGGAAAATAATTGGAAGGATTCTAGAAACAATCAGGTTAAGAATTGGAAGCAGAAGATGCAAGGCGTTTGGTTTAAGGATGAGAATAAAGCTGCCACTTTGCAGTACATAGATTTTAGACCGGGCAACTGATGATCAGGAAATTCAAAGATATTCAGGACTCTCTAATTGAGATGCGTGAAAAAGGAAATCCTAGAGGCGAAAATACAGGCTTTGCTTGTTTAGATGAATTTTATTCCATAAAGGAAGGTTCTTATACGTTTATTCTTGCGCCTCCACACCAAGGAAAATCTGAGTTTGCTTTTGAGTTAGCATTTACTCAGGCAGAGAAATACGGCAAGAAAACATTAATCTATTCACCAGAGACAGGAAGCACAGAGGACATCTATGCTGAGTTTATTCACAAGTACACAGGTAAACCATTCTACAAATCTATTCCCGGAGCTGTAGAGGATAAACAGTTTTATAATGCCGTAAATTACATAGATGAGATGTTTTCTATTGTAGATAGTGATGAGAGAGCCTATGGCTTTAATGATTTAATAAAATTAGTAAAGGATGAGAAAATAATACTGACGGATCCTTACAATGAATTAAAGCATGACATGAGCGAGTACGGAAATCGCCAGGATTTATACATAGAGGATTTATGTGGAGACATTCGTAGATACTGCAAGAAAAATAAAAAGCATTGGTTATTAACTTTGCATCCTGCCAACCAACAAGCATTACTTGACAGATCAGGTTTAAGATATTATCCTATGCCTATGGCAAGAGAGGCTGCAGGTGGTCAAGCCTTATTCAGAAAAGCAATGACATGGATAAACCTATGGAGACCGCCAACTGGTATGCTAGATGAGAACGGAATGCCATTCGAGGATAACATAACCTTAGTACATATTGAAAAGGCTAAACCAAAAGGCGTAGCTAAAAAAGGTCAGACTAAGCTATTCTTTGATTGGAAGAAAAACAGATATTATGAATTTCCTAAACTTTACGCATTTGAACATGAAAAGTAATTTACAACTAGAGTTAGAGATTGAAGCATTTGCTTTATACTACCAAGACAAAATAAAGAGTTCTGAGGCATTATTATCTTTCGCAGGTATAATCTGCCACCTTGATGGAGATGTACTCTTATATCGCATTAAAAACGGCTTAAACGAGAAGATTCAGGATGTTATAGATAGGAATGAAAAATTAAAGGACATTTATGACCATTTTTTTATTTTATCAGAGCAGATTGAGCAAATGAAAAACATCGTAAAAAAAAATAATGCTAGAATGCTAGAAATGGAATCAGAGAATGAAAAATTAAGTAAGTTATTAACTAACTATCAGGAATGGCAATGAGAGTTTTAGTAGCTTGTGAAGAAAGCCAGGCAGTAACAATAGAGTTACGTAAATTAGGTCATGAAGCATTTAGTTGCGATTTATTGCCATGTAGTGGTGGTCATCCTGAATGGCATTATCAAACAGATGTGTTTGAAGTAATTAATAGGGGGGGGGGGTGGGATATGATGATAGCATTTCCTCCATGTACTCATTTAGCGTTAAGCGGTTCAATGCACTTTGATAAAAAAAGAAAAGATGGAAGACAACAGGAAGGTATTGATTTCTTTATAAAAATAGCAAATTCACCAATAGATAAAATAGCTATTGAAAATCCTATGGGTATTATGGGTAAATTATATAGACCATTTGACCAAGTTATACATCCTTATTATTTTGGTGATGGATTTCAGAAAACTACTTGTTTATGGTTAAAAAATCTGCCATTATTATATCATAATGATAGAATTAATTTATTTGATGACATAATAACTCATGTAAAACCTGAAGAAAGATTTTATTGGACTGATAAAAAAACAGGTAAAATTAAATCTCAGCCAATGTGGTATTATCAGGCGTTGTTAAATGCAAAAACTAAAGAAGAAAGAAGTACATTAAGAAGTAAAACATTTCCAGGAATAGCCAAAGCAATGGCTGAACAATGGGGAGGTAAAATATGACAGTTGCAGAGAAAAGTATGGCAATGAGTTACATACTCAGCCAACTATTAATAGAGAATTTAGAGATCGTATGCCTAGAGGTAAAAGGAAAGCCAGAATTTGGAAAACTAAACGATAAGCTAATGAAGTTAAAAGGTGCGTCACGTAATGCCTTCAGGATATTAGAAAAGAATACAGAGCAGTTAGAAGAGTTAAAAAGTGAAATAGATGAATTATTAGGCACATTATGGGATTAAAATATAACAACATCAAAACAGTAATTAACGGAATTACCTTTGATTCTAAAAAGGAAGCAGGATATTATGGCATACTGAGGCTTAAAGAAAAGGCAAGATTAATAGAACGTTTTGAGATGCAAGTCAGGTATGATCTGGTGGTTAATGGAGTTAAGATTGGATTTTATAAGGCTGATTTTGTCACTTATAAACATGGCAAGGTTTTAGAGGTTATAGATGTTAAATCAGAAATGACTAAGAAATTACCAGTCTATAGATTAAAGAAAAAACTGCTTAAAGCAATTTACAATATTGATATAGTGGAAATTTAATACCTTTGAATATAATTGCAGGCAAGTCGCAGGCAATGATTTTAGAATAGCAGGCATAAAAAATGAGTAAACTTAAAATATCGGATTTAACTCCAGACAATAAAAATTATAATAAAGGCACTCAATTTGGTAATTCCTTAATTGAAAAGTCATTGCGAAAATTTGGTGCAGGGAGGTCAATACTATTAGATAAAAACAATCGAATAATTGCAGGTAATAAAACCATTGAAAATGCCTATACTATTGGTTTAGATGATGTTTTAGTAGTAGAAACTACAGGGAATCAGATAGTAGCAGTAAAAAGAATGGATATTGATTTGGATTCTAAAATAGGTAGAGAGTTAGCATTGGCTGATAATGCATCTGCAAAGGCTAATATTGAATGGGATATTCCCGCTATTGAATCTGATTGGTCAAATCAGGAAGCTATGATTTGGGGAGTTGATATTAAAGAATACTCTGGTAGTAAAAATGAATCTATTGATGATAATTTTATTAAAATATCTATTGAGGCAACAAATGACGCATTTATAGAAATGAATGAAAAGTTGCAAAATATATGTGATGAGTATTCAGCCATAATGAAAGTAAAGTGAAAAAGCATACTAAATTATATTTAACTTATTTTGGGTATGATGAATCAGATTTTATACCATGCGAAGTATGTAATTATAAAGCAGTAGACATACATCATATAGATTGCAGAGGTATGGGAGGTAGTAAAAAAGCAGATGTAATATCTAATATAATGGCACTTTGTAGAGAATGCCATGTCAAATATGGAGACAAAAAGGACTTTAAAGAATATTTACAAAACATACATAATTCAAAGTTATGATACATAGTACAGAAGAGGCATTGCGCAGAGGTGCTAATACTCAATTTAAAAAGGGAGTATCTGGCAATCCTAAAGGAGGCATAAGAAAAATTCCGCAGTTAGATGTTTTACTAGCTGATGTATTAGGTGAAGAGAAGGATGGAATAGAAGCAGCAAAGGCTATATTAATGGCATTAAGGTCTAAAGCAGTAAAAGGAGATGTTAGAGCAGCTGAGGTTTTATTAGATCGTGCCTATGGCAAAGCATCGCAAAGCCTGACATTAGATGGAGATATTAACTTTAGAGTACCTGCTCCAAATGTTTACAATACTGCGCCTCCTTTGTCACATAGCGAGAACGAGATAGATGTTTGATTGCAGTCCAGTATTTTATGAGAATTATGAGGCTAAAGAAAAAGTCCTAATAAATCAGGGAGGTACTGCCTCAAGTAAAACCTATTCAATCATGCAACTGCTTTTCTATAACGCAGTTAATGAGGCTAGGTCTGTTATAACAGTTGCAGGAGAGTCTTTACCTAACTTGCGTAAAGGTGCTTACAGAGATGCTGAAAATATCTTTGCAGATAACAAATACCTACAGTCACAGTTAAAGTTCTGGAATAAGACTGAACGGATAATCTATTTTAAGAACGGCTCACTTATTGAGTTTGTTTCATTCGAAAATGAGCAATCAGCTAAGAATGGTAAGCGTGACTATTTATTTGTCAATGAGGCTAATGGTATAAGCTATCAGATTTACTGGCAGTTAGCTATAAGGACAAAGAATAAAATATACATTGACTATAATCCTACTAATGAGTTCTGGGCGCATACTAAATTAATCGGTCAGCCAGATACAAAATTAATAATCTCAGACCATAGGCACAATCCATTCCTATCAGATGAAGACCATCAAAGAATAGAGGCTATAAAGGAATTAGACCAGGAGTTATGGAACGTTTATGCAAGAGGTTTAACAGGCAAGATTGAAGGCGTTATATTTAGGAATTGGGCAATATGTGAGGCAATACCAGAAGATGCTGAATTGATTGCATTTGCGATTGACTTTGGTTTTACCAATGATCCTACAGGCATAATAGAAGTTTATAAGTCTGAAGGCGAGTTGTGGGTAAATGAGATGTGCTATGAAACTAGGTTAACTAATATGGATATTTGCCAAAAGCTAAGAGATTTTAAGGTAAGTGCAGAGCAGGAAATAATAGCTGATAGTGCAGAGCCAAAATCAATACAGGAAATCTATGCTGAAGGTTTTAACATTCATGGAGCAATCAAAGGACCAGACTCCATTAAGCAAGGCATAGACATCCTTAAAAGATATAAGATAAATGTTACGGCAAATAGCCATAATCTAAAAAAGGAACTTTATTCATATATTTGGAAAAAAGATAAAACAGGCAAAATGTTAAATGAGCCGATTGATGCCTTTAATCACCTCATAGATCCTTTGAGATACGTGGCATTAAATAAGTTGGCATCTAAATTTGTACAGGAATATTCATTTGAATGGTAATTATGGGCATACTACAAAAATTCTTTAAGGCTGATATTGAAAAGGCAGCCCAAAATCAATTACAGTCTTTGATGCCCGGATTGCAGCAAAGCATAACTGCTAACCTTTACAACCAGAACGTATTTGGATGGATTGGAAATAATCAGGTTATAGTTGATTTTTCAGATAAGATTAAGTTTGTTGAAGAGGGATTCCAAAAGAACGCTGATGTTTACACTTGCATTGATATTATTAGTAAAAAGGTTGCGGAATGCGCTTACTGTCTTTATGAAGTCAAAGAAGGCGTAACTAAAAAGGATTTAAAGATATATGAGAATATGTCAATGGCTGAGGGTGCATCTGCTAAGATGAGAACATTACAATTAAAGGAGCAGATGTTTAACCAAGTAGAAAACAATCCTATACTTGACTTATTAGCAAAGCCAAATCCTTTACAGACTTATGAAGAATGGATGACCGATCTTGCAGGGTTTTACCTATGTACAGGCGATGGTTATATATTTGGCAATGGTAAGGATGATGTGATGACTGAGAAACAAATCTGGTCACAACTATACTGTTTACCTAGTCAATGGATTGAAATTATCTCAGGTGGTATGTTTGAGCCTATCAAAGGATATTCTTTAACATCTATCTATATTGAGGAAGTGCCTTTACCTGCTAATCAGGTTGTTCACTTTAAATCATTTAATCCTGACTTTACTTTAACAGGAGCGC